TCACCACGTAGCGGATCCGGGGCCAGTATTTCTTCGCCCGCTTCTGGTCGGCGTCGGTGCCGCCGCTGGCCAGGCGCCTGGCCATCTCGCAGATGGGGCAGGGCAGCTTCTTCATCTTGGCCGGGCAGGCGAACCCGGTCTTGATCTCGGCGGTGCTGATGAAGTGCTGCCAGTAGGCCACGATCGGCTTCTCACCGGGCCGCGGGGGCAGGCACCGCACGTCGGTCTTGCCCTCCTTCAGCTTGAGGAAGGCAGCCCCGCGGCTGCTGGCCTTGTCGATGTCCCCCACGTCATCGAGGGTGAACTCACCATACTGGACGATATTACTCATGTTTGTGCTCCAAGGATTCCTAGGGTGGGTGGTCGGACGGGTGCTGCCAGGTGTATGCCCGACCTGGGCAGGTTTTACACCAGGATGGGGGCGGGCTACCAGTCCGTGGGGCCAGCAGCCTTGCGGGGCGCCTGCGGCACCCGGTCCAGCTCGCTCCGCATGATGGCGCCCAGGCTCTGCACCATGTCCTTCTTCGCGAGCACCGCCTGGTAGTGGGTGCGGGCCGCCAGCATGCCAGCCTCCGACTCGATCTCGGCCACCTGCAGGGCGTGCCAGCGGGGGTCGGTGCGCACGGCAGCCTCCACGGCAGCCTCGGTGGCCTTCATGCCCATGGCCGCCAGGCGCTCGCGGTGCTCCAGCTGCAGCTGGGCCTCGCCCTCCCTGCGGCGCAGCTCGGCCAGGCGGTGGTCCCTGGTGGCGTCGCTGGACTTCTGGCCCCAGTAGGCGATGTCCGCCGGTGCGCGGCAGAACTCCTCCTGGATCTGCTCAGGGTAGATGGCCACGCTGGACACCAGGTAGTCATCGAACTCGATGTCGTTGATCTTCTTCATGTCTACCTTATGCCCTCGGGGGGCCGATTCTACAGGTCGCCCCCGTAGGCCAGGTGGCTGGGCCGGGTGCGGGGGCGGACGTTCTTCAGCTGGGGCAGCACCCGCAGCAGGTGACCCACCGTCTCGTCCACCACCACCGGCGTGCCCTCGAACTCGCCCGGGCCGCCGGCTGCCAGGCCAGCCACGTCGGACTGCAGCCTGGGGATGCCGAAGGCCCTCAAGTCCTTGCCGAGGGCCAGCCAGGTCTCCCAGCCCAGAAGCAGGTAGCCCGGCTTCTGGCCGGTGCGCTGGTAGTAGTTGCGCAGGGCCATGCCGCAGGCCACAGCAGGCCCGGCCAGGAACGAGGCAGCCTCGGCCGCCTTCTCGTCGTCGGTCATAGGCCCAGCCACTGCAGCCAGGTGGTGTGGTCGGCCACGATGAGCAGCCCGCCGATCAGCATCACCAGCAGGCCGTTCACCAGCTGGCTCAGCTGGTGGTCGTGGTTGTCCATGTTGGTCCAGCCGCCCAGGGCCAGCAGGATGATGCCGAGGATGGTCATGCCTGGGCCAGGGCCTGGTAGGCGCCCGAGCCAGCCTTGTGGCCGCCCAGGGCAACAGCGGCCGCCACCGCCGGGGGCTGGTACTTCTTCATCGCGCCCCAGGCTGTGCCCACCTTGCAGTCCACGTCCAGGGGGACGCCGGTGCGGGTGGGCCAGCTGAGCATGATGGCCCGGGCCTGCAGCACCAGCTCCTCCACGTGCCGCTCGGGCACCTCGAACATGATGGCGTCGTGCACCGTGTTCACCAGCATGGCGGGGAAGCCTGTCCGCACGATCCACTCCACCAGGGCCACCGCGCTGGCCAGGCAGTAGTCGTTCGCGCTGCCCTGGATGGGGGTGTTGAAGCTGGAGTTCTCGGCGATGCTGCGGGCGGGGTCGTCGGCGTCCCGGCTGCCGATCTGGTACAGGCTGCGGCGCCGGGCGCGGTGGCCGTCCCACCAGGTCCAGGCCACGCCGCTCTGGCGGCTGTCCGCCAGGCAGGTGGTGATGAAGTTCGCCAGGCCACCGAAGTGGCCGAAGATGGCGTGGCGCAGGCGGGCCGCCTGGTCCTTGCTGATGCCCAGGGCCTTGGCGTTGGCGTAGTCGCTGCCCCCGTACAGGGTGCGGAAGTTGACGGTCTTGGCCTGCTGCCTGTGGTTGTCCCCCACGTCGGCCGCCTGGATGCCCCACACCTGGCCGGCCACCAGCTGGGCCGTGCGCAGGTGGTAGTCCTCACCGGCGTCGAAGATCGCCTTCATCAAGGGGTCGCCGGACTGGTCGGCTGCCACTCGTAGCTCTAGCTGGCTGTAGTCCAGCTCCACGATGACGTTGCCGGGCCCGGCTGTGAAGCAGTTTCGCAACAGCTGGCCCTCGGGGGTGCGGGCCGTGGGGATGTTCTGCAGGTTGGGGCTGTCGCTGCTGAGCCGGCCGGTGCGGGCCCCGCCCAGGTTGAACGTGCTGTGGATGCGCCCGTCCAGGGCCACGTGCTCCTGCAGGCCCCTGGCGTAGGTGCCGTCCATCTTCACCAGGCCCCGGTGGTCCACGATGGCCTGCAGCACCGGGTGTGGGTTCCGGTGGGCCAGGTCCATGAGCACCTCCTCGCCGGTGGCGGGTGCGCCGGTGGCGGTGAAGGCGGTGGGCTTCATCCCCAGGGTCTGGAACAGGAGCTTGGCCACCTGGGATGGGCTGGCGGGGTTGAAGCCAGGGTAGTGGGCGAACTGGACCTCACAGGCCTTGATCTGGTTCTGCAGGTGCTGGCTGAACAGGCGCATCGCCTGGCGGTCGCAGGGCATGCCCCAGGCTTCTATCTGGGTGAAGGCCTCACAGGCAGGGCGGACGATCTTCTGCCACACCCGCTCGATGTCAGGCTCCAGGGCCAGCTGGCGCTCCAGGTACTCGCTGAGCTTGCCTGTGGAGAGAACGTCCCTGGCGTTGTACCGCAACAGGGTGCTCTGCTGGACCTCCCCGTAAGCGTACCGCCTGGGGTTGCTGCCCCGCCGGATGATGTTGGCCTGCTCGTCGTCCAGCTTCTCGAAGTCGACCTCCTTGGCCTTCACCTTGAGCTTGCGGCGCAGGCTGTTGGCCGCCTTCTGCATCCCGGTGAACGCGGCAGCCATCTCGGCCTGCATCTGGCCCTTGTGGCCGCCCATGGACACCAGCTCGGCGGTGGTCTCTAGGTCGGCATCGCCCTCCGTGTTCAGCATGCGGCGCACCAGCATGCTGTCGAAGTCGATGCCCCGCACCACCGTGCCCAGGGCCGCCCGCACACACAGGGCGTCGAACTTGATGTTCTGGTTCCGCTTGGCGATGGAGGGGTCGGCCAGCATCTGGAGCAGCAGCCGGTTGGTGGCCGGCTGGTACAGCTCGGCCTCCCCCCAGGACCACCTGGTGTCCGGGCCGTGGCAGTGGATGCTCAGGGCCACGATCCTGAACCCCTCCATGAAGGGCCGGCCGACCGTCTCGACATCGAACGTCACCGCCCAGGCATCCAGGCAGTCCATGTAGGCCGCCTCGCCGTCGGCGGGGGTGCGCACCACCAGGGTCTGGGCGTCCACAGCCGGTGGGCTGCCCGGGTCATTGGTGAGTGCCCAGGCCAGGTCGGCCTTGAACCACCGCTGGACAAACGTGTTTTTGGCAGCCGCCAGCGGGCTCACCATCATGTAGATGGGGACGTTGCGGGTGGCCACCAGGCCGTTGGGCCATCCACCCTGTGGCCACAGATCCTTCCGCAGCCAGCTCACAGAGCGGCGCACGCTGAACGGGGCCAGGGTGCGGCCGGTGAGGGCCCGGATGGCCACACCCCCCATCGCCAGGATGCGGTCGGGTGCGGCATCCCGGATGGTCTGGGCCAGGTAGGGCGCGCAGGCCTCCAGGTGGCTGGCCTCGATGTCCCGGCTGCGGGGGGCGCACTTCAGGGCGGTGTCCAGCACCACCGGGCCCTTCCAGGTCTGCTTCACCAGGGCGCGCACCGCCCCCAGGCTCTGGCTCACGAAGGGCCGGTTAGCCTGGTCCTCTGCGGCGCCGGGGTAGTCGGCCACCACCAGCACGCTGCCAGCGGCCACCGCTGGGCCCTCGGGGCGGATGCAGGCGACCTTGTTCTTCTCGTGCAGGTCGCACCGCCTGCAGCCCTGGTCGGCCTGCAGCGGCGGTGTGGTCTGCAGCGGGGCCCGGAGGTCGTCCGGGCTCCACAGGTCCAGGGCTTCAGCCACCCGCGCCCCGGCGCTCCTCGATGGCCTGCCGCAGGTACACCACCAGGTCCAGGGCCTCCTGGTAGGCGTCCACCAGGGGGTCCCTGCCGTTGTGGGCCTGAAGCGGGGTGCCGTAGCGGGCCCTGCCGGTGCGGTCCCGCTCGGTCATGTCGGCCACCACCAGGTCCCAGATGGGCGTGCCCCCGTTGGGGGTGGGCGCCGGCTGGTCCTTCACGGGGTGGTGCAGCCCGTCCACCCCCAGGGTGGTGCGGGCCTTGGGGTGGTCGCTGCTAGCCATCCAGCCCCATCACTTCCTGAGCACGGCCGATGCGCTCGTCCAGGTTGGGCACCCGCTGCAGCACCGGCACCTGCTCCCTCACCCGGCCGCACAGGGCAATCTTGTCGGCCACGCTGTGGAAGCCGCTGTCGTGCAGGTAGCTCACCACCTCGCCGATCTTCGAGAGGGTGGCCAGCTTGGCCGCGTGCACGCTGTCCGCCGCGGGGTCGCCGGTGTGGCTGGCCGCCTTGGCCGCCTCCTGCTCGGCCTTGTCCTCCGCGATCTCCTCGGCGAAGTCGTCCTCCTCGGCCGCCGGCTTCACCGGGGCGTTCAGGCCGGTCTCCACGGTGTGGCTGCCCTCCTGGGGGCCCTCGCTGTTCACCACCTCGGCCTTGGGCTTGCCGGCCGCCAGCTTGGCCGCCTTGACCTCGCGGGCCTTGGCGAGGGCCGCCACCCGCTTGGCCTTCTGCTCGTCGGTGAGCGGGGGCTGGGGCTTGCGCGGGGGCTTGGCCGCCGGGTCCACCGCGCTGGTGGTGGCAGCCGCCGGGGCCGGCGTGATGCCCACCTGGGCGTCGGCCACCATCTGCATCGGGGCCTTGGGTGCGGTCACACCCATCTCGCTGTTGGCGCTGGCCGGGGCAGGCTTGCGGTCCGCGGGGGCCACCGCCGGCTGGGCCTTGTCCTTCTGGGTGGCCGCCACGTGCAGGGCCTCCAGGAAGGTCACCGCCTCCTGGGGGCTCATGTCGCCGATCATCAGGGCCTCGCCGTCGAAGGCGACCCCCCGGGCCTTGCCCATGATGGTCACTTCGGCAGAAAACGTCTTCGGGTTCATCGTCCAGCTCATTTGATCCTCCTGAGTGGCTTATGCCAGGGCCAGCCCCGTTTTACTACTGGGCCCTGTGGAGGCCACTGCCGGCCACGCGGGCCAGGCGCTTGCGGCCAGGCTCCGACACCCTATACCAGCCCCGCTTGTGAGTCCCCTCGGTGGGCGGTTCAGAGGCCTCGACCCAACAGGCCCGCACCAGCCTGCGCATCCCGTTGCGCACCTGGAGCTTGGTCAGGCCGTTGCCCTCGGCCAGGGCCGACACGTGCTTGGCCATGCGCCGGCCGTGGCCTGGGTTGTCCAGGTCCCGCACCAGGGCCTTCTCGGTGTCGTTCAGGTTGGCCCAGCCCAGGTCCATCTCCGGGCCGCTCTGGCCGGTGCAGGGGTCCCGGCGCAGGGCCTTGGGGACGGTGCGCAGGTCCACCCGGGCCTCGTCCTTGCGCTGGCCCCTGTTGGCCTCGTTCCAGTGGACCTTCGTCTGTTCAGCTGCTGCCTGCTTCACGGTCGTTCTCCTAGGGCTTCGCGCGCCTGTTGTATGAGCCGAGACGGGTGCACAGTACCTGGGTCCGATCCTGGGGGCAATCTCAGAGCGACGGCTTCGATCCCTCTGAACTGCAGGCGCCTGGCCAGGGCCCACCCCTCCTCCCAGGCATCCCCGTCGAGGGCGATGACCAGGGGCCGGTCGCTGTCCAGCAGCAGCTGCACCTGCTCCTCGTTGGGCTTGCCCAGGCAGGCCACCGCGAAGGGCCAGTAGGGCATGGCGTCGAACACCCCCTCCACCACCAGGGTGAAGTCGTTGACGTAGCCGGCTGCCCAGTCGTAGTCGCCAGACGAGCGCAGGGCCACCCGGTTCCACAGGCTGCGCCCCATGCCCCTGGCGTTGAGGTACTTCTGGCGGGCCTGGCCGGTCCAGTCCCGGGCCACGTAGCCCAGCCAAGTGCGGCCATCGATGTCGAGCAGGGGGGCCACCACCCGTCCAGCGAACCGCCCGTCCAGGGCAGCGTGCAGCCGCAGCTGCTCCCCAAGGTGGCCACGCCAGCGGGTCCCGAGCCGGTGGTCCAGGTACTGCCGGGCGGGCTCCAGGCAGAAGGCCTGGCCCTCCCTGCCGTACAGGGGGATGAACTCCTCGGGCACGTCGATGCCCTTGTGCTCCTCCACCACGTCGTCCAGGACGCCATCGAAGCCGGCCAGGCGACCCCGGTAGGCGCACTTCCAGCAGGTCCAGAACCCGGTGGTGGCCGACACGCTCAGGCTCCCCTTGCGGTCCGCCTTGCCGGTGCGGTCGCCGCAGGCGGGGCAGTGGATGCGGTACCAGCCGGTCGTGCTGCGGCTGGCGCCGGCCAGGGCCTCGCGGATGGCCTGGGCGCTCACCAGGGCGCTCCCAGCAGGATGGCGCTGCGCCAGGCCTGCACCAGCTCGCCCAGGTTGCGCTCCAGCTCGGCCTTGTGCACCCAGGCCAGGCTGGACCAGGTGGGCCAGATGAAGCCGCGCACCCAGCCCGCCTTGATCATGGCGTCGGCCCGGGCCCGGAACTCGTTGAAGCTGGGGTCGTGGGGCAGGCGGGTGTAGTCCTCCAGCCGGGTGCCTGGTGGGACCTGGGGCTCGTACCGCTGCAGGGTGGCCCAGCCGTGGTCGGCCAGGCCGGGCCACTTCGCCACCACCGCCTCGCAGAAGGCCTCGAAGCTGTCGGGCCTGGGCTCCTCGGGATGCCACTTCTCCCATTCCATGACGCCGTGCATGGCCCGCATCATCTGGCTGCGGTCGTAGGTGTGGCTGTAGCCCGCCCTGGTCATGGCCAGGGGTTCACGCGGTGGATCATCGCCAGCCTGCCGTGGTCGGCGTCCATCGGCACCGGGCCCACCTCGGCGTGGGCGTTGGCCACCCGGCGCTTGGGCACCCGGAAGCGGATGCTGCCGTTCTGGGTGTCCTCCTCGGTCCGCACCAGGGCCACCACCAGATCGGCGATGCGCATCTTGTGCATCGACTCGGCCACGTCCTCCATGTCGAGCTTCTTCCGGCGCCCCGCGCGCCCGGTGCTCTGGCTGGCCGTCCAGGCCCAGCCCTTGCGGTCGGTGGCCACGTCGCGCAGGCCCTGGTAGACCATCTTCATCTCGTCGTGGAACTTGTCGGCCTTGCCCCCCTTGGCCGGCTGGATCATTCGGTCGGCGTAGTCCACCACCAGCAGCTCGGGGCGGACCTTGTGGGCCTGCTCCAGGTCCAGCAGCCACTGGCGCAGGGTGGCCACGGTGGTCTGGAACTCGGGGAACTTGCCGATGAAGATGTCGGCCATGCCGGCGGTGCGGTGGTAGTGGTACCGCCGGTGGGCCAGGGCTGGGCTGCCCACCAGCTCGTCCCCGGTCATGTCGGCCAGGTTGCGGATGATCCTGTGCTCGATGGCCCCGGCGCTCAGCTCCAGGGTGGCGTAGGCCACTGGCTTGCCCTGCAGGGCTGCCTCGACGGCCGCGTGGCACAGGAACAGGCTCTTGCCGTCGCCGCTGTTGGCCAGCACCACCCCCAGGGCGCTGCGCTCCAGGCCGCCCATCAAGGCCTCGTCCAGCTCGGGCACGCCGATGCCCAGCGGGTCCTCCAGGCCCGACTTGGTGGCGGCCATCAGGCTAGTCATGTCCCCGAGCTTGTGGCCGGTGACCCGGCTGTCGGTGCCGGTGAGGGCCGCCTGCTCCAGAGCCGCCACCGCCAGCATGGGGTCGTCCCCCTTGCCGAAGCCGGCCAGGGCGCCCTCCAGGGCGCTGCGGAACTTGTCCTTGCGCACCACCGGGGCCACCACCGCCATCAGGGCGTCCACGTCCAGGGCGCCGATGTCCTCG